GTGGAATTGGATGCTTGAGCAGTAGCCGTTGCTAGGGAGGGCGTTTTGAGGGCAGGCAACAGTTTTTCAGTAGATTTGTCAGGTTCTTTTTCAGGGGTTTCGCCCTTACTTAAGCCTGCCAGCATTTCTTTGCCTTTGTCGTAGGCAAATTTTGCTGGATCGGGAGAGTTGAAAAATTCCTGTAACAGAACTGGATCTTGTCGGACAAAAGCTGAAAATACATTTTCGACTTGAACATGATCTTCATGCTCGATAAGACTCTTTTCTCTGGATTCCTCCAAACGATCATTCCAGACTGATTCCTGTTCCTGTACCTGCCTCTGCCGCCATTGATTTTCCTTGTACCTGTCGTAGGCTTCCGGATCTTCGTTGTAATCAGGGGCTTCATTTGTCTTAGGAATCAAACCTTGTAATCGCTCATTCTCTTTCTGATAATATTGTCGTTTGCGTTTTTCCTCGTGATACGCCTGTTTTGGGAATGACTTTGGCTCTTCGACTGCTGGCGTCTCAGTCTTTTGTGTTTCTGCGCCCTGGGTGTCAAGTTCCGCCTCTGCATCATCGGTTTCAACGTCGGGTTTAACCTCAGTTTCCGCCTCTGCGTCAACAGCTTCATCGTTACCTTCAAAGAGTTCATCTAATTCATTTTCTTGAATTTGTTCGTCAATCATTTTTACTCCAATGCCCGTAATGGCGGCATCCCATATCGTGTCCGTTAAAATGCGGCGACATCCCGCTACCTTTCGGCATAAAAAAACCCCAATTAAGGGGCCGAATTAAGGTGTAACTCTAAATTTAGTCGTTGCACTAAATTTAGCTTTGCGTCTAATAGGAACTAAATAACAACAGAGGCATCCTCTGGTGGATTTTCTAGTAACAGATTCGTTTGTACTGAGGTCTGAATGGCTTCCTGTCTCTTCTTCTCAGCACTTGCGCCCTTGTCTGCGGCCTCAGCTTGGGTTTTCTGTGCCTCGATAGCGGCTAATTGCTGTTGCTGCTGTGAAGCGGCCTGTTGACGACCCTGGATCATGCCTATCAGCTTGTCTTTGAGTTTTTGCCTTAGTGTTGAAAGCTCGATAATTTCTTCAGTCAGATTTCCTGTTTGAGATAACTTGGCAAAGAGTTCAAATTGTTCCTGTTGAATATTGACCGAATCCGTCGCCATTTCAATTACAATGTCTACGTCTAGTTCAGGTAGGGGATTTCTGACTTCCTGGATTTGCTGAAGCCTTGGATCTTGTAATTGCTGTAATTGCTGTAACTGTTGGTCCGTTTGCTGGCGGATCGAAAGATCGATAGACTCATCTTTGATCTGTTCTTCAAACATCTGCTGTAACGTGACCTGCTGATTAAAACCGACCCAACGGAGCATCTGTTGATCGTCGGTGATCCTGATCATTTCTCTTCCGTCCAGAATTGCTTCATCCGCATCCAGATCTGACGATAGACCCGCTTCTCCCATCCCGCTAAACCAGCATAAAGAGACGATAATTCATTTACAGCCGCTTGCTGTAGGTTGGAAATCGCCCGTCCTGACAGGTCTCCTTGCCGCTCACCTGAGAGCTGTGCATTGAACCCCACCGCATCCAATTCCCCTTTACCGTCTTGATAAAGTAAGAATTGGGCATCCGACATATCACCAGTCTTCAATACCTCGAAATCACCTTTCTCACCGTTATATTCCACATGGCCATCAGGCTTGACCATTTCACGTTTAAACGCAGGGATATCGGGGATAGCACCCTTTTTAGCGGCTGTCTGTCGAACAGAATTCAGGTGAAGGAATTTTGAACGCCTATGATTGATTTCGTCCTGGAGATCGATCCAATATCTAACCTCACCAAAACGCGCATTGTCCCGATCAATATTGGCCGATTGCGCCTCGATAGGATTGGCCGGTACGTTAAATTCGTCCAGATAAGGTGAGGGCTCAGGATCGACAAGAAATCGACTTGAGGTGAAAAAACACATCTTCCAAACAGTATCTTCGATGAAGAAATGCTGACACACTCTTAAGCGGTTTTGTTTTTTATCGATCCATCTTGGACGATCATCAAAGGTCTCCTGGCCGTCGTTTTCCATATTGATATCTTCATCAATAATGGTTTGGATCTCTTTATCAGTGAGATCAAACGTCTGTTGAACATGATCAACATCCATCCATAGAATTATTCCATCGAAACGCTTGTCCTTTAGATCCAGTCTCCGCGAGTGATTATCGTAGTAATATCGATCCCAGGGGATCTGGTTTATGGTGATCTCAATCTCAGGACCAACTTGAGCGACTTCTATAATTGCCGCGCCCGTTCCTTCGACAAACACATTATCTGCTACGTCGAGTTTGATTTGATCAAAATCCACATTATCAGCTACAAACCGTAACCCATCTGTTACCGCTTCTGCTGCCTGGGTATGTTTTTGAGTCCTTGGATAAGCTTTTGGATCGGTCTTACGCTGGATCAACAGACCCTTCAGTCCTTCAACCTTGGGCTTGATCCTGTTGACGACAATAGCCGCTTGATTTCTTGATGCTAATTTGGCTATTTCACCGTCGGTCCATTGCTTATTATCTTTATAATCCCGATCCCGCTCGGAAAGTTGACGACCGTCTTCGGTATTTGTCAGGAAATCTTCAACATCTTCTTTTAACTTTTCTAAACTAGCCATTGTCCACCAGAATTAAATCGTAATCGACTTCTATCTTTGCTGTGCCTGTAGAAACAAGTCCTTCGAAATGGAGTTCAGTCTTTGCCAATAAAACATGATGAGCATAAAATATTTCTTCAACAGGCGTTGAAAGCCCATGCCAATGATGTACAGATCTTTCTGGCGAAACCGGAATGGAATAAGCATCTGCGTTTTCTCTAATGAGCATTTTTACCTCTACTTCTTTGCCGGTATCCATTGAAATCGAAATTCTTTTTACATACCCTTTTTTTCCAGCAGGAATGGTATATAAACTGGTTTCTGACTGCCCTTCCCCTAGCGCAATATATCCCTGTACGCTAGATCCTGTGTCTTCGATAATTTGTATATTGCCCGCGTTTGTCCCACCGTAAGCACCTACTGTTTCAACATGAGATCGATATATTCTAATAAATTCTGTTGTAGAACTATCTCCAGCACTTGTTCCAACCGTCGCGTGCATAGTAATTATTTCATCTACTTCCACAAAGCTTGAATTAAGTCCAAATACATGTATGCTTCTTGCGCCGACACCTGCTTGATTATCCGTAGCGTCACTGCTTATCGCATGAACTGTTGCAGCAGAAGTTAAAAAAGTAATTGCTGTTCCAGCAGACCATATATCCTCGAAAGATGTGCCCACGGCATCATTCCCACCAAACTTATGAATAGATAAATGTCCTGCGACATTACCTTTGGCTATCTCTAAATAAAAATCTGTGACAGATTTAGCATCACCGGAATATCTTTGGCGTATTGGTTTTTTTCGATCAACAGGAAATCCCTTAATTGGTACATATCCATCACTCATACTGTTTTCCAATTATTTTCGGGTTCATCATTAAAGCCATAACTATCTTGTTTAATTACTTTAGGGACAACGGTCAATCTTGCGCCAAATGTTCTACCTAAAATTCGTCCGAACAGACCGCACACATCGACTTTATCGTCTCTGAAATTTGTGTTAGGAATGAATTTGACTAATTGATCAAGCAGCTCATTGCCCCACTCAGTATTGGGTATATAAACTTTACCCATTGAGGCCAGGGCTTGGAAACTTCGTGAGTTGGCGGCTTTGTCTGCGCCGGATGTGATCCATTCTGAATTAAAATAGACATGCTTTCCATCAATCAACATATCTCGTTTTGCTTTTATTAAAAATGGTTCGACTGCTCGACGTATTACGCCACCTTCAGCCGCCCATAGAAGCACAGGATGAACAGAAACCATCCTAAGTTGTGTCTCAATCCATTTATCGGCAGTCGTTTGACCTGACCACCAATCGATAAAATAAAGGTTTTCACTAGAATCAAACCCACCTATTCCATGCTCAGTAAAGTCTCCTCCTCCGTCAGTAACGGCATAATCAGACGCACCATACAATGAGAGTTGAGGCTGTTCACCAATATTAAATCGTTGAAACCATTCACGTTTGAAAAAGACCCCGGATTCAGGTTGGGGTATCTGTTGATAAAGAGCGTTCCAGTTACGAACATCAGATGACGTTTGAACTTTTTTTGCCTCTTCCCAGAATTTTGGAGTAAACCATTCCGTCCATAGCCATTCGCCTTTTTTTCTTCCGAGATAATCATTTTCTCTTGCTTGGGCTGGAAGACAAATAACTTTCCATGTCTGGCCATCGAACCCTATAAAGTCACCCGACTCGCCCTCCCAGTCTGAAGGGAGTATTCGGCCTGATAAATCATCCTCGCTCCATCTTGTTTGTATTATAATTTGTGCGGCGCTGGGTTTAAGTCTTGGGAAAAAATCAGATCTATACCATTCCCACGTTCTATTTCTTGAGGTTTCTGAATCTGCGTCTTCTCTTGATGCAACAGGATCATCAATTAAACCTAAGTCACCTCTACGTCCGACCACGTTAGATCCAACGCCGCATGCGAAATAAGAACCTTCTTCTTTTGTGGCCCATTCGCCTTTTGCTCGCAGGTCTTCTGCAAGACGAGTTTCAAATAAAACTCCATATTCTTGGCTATCAATTATGTTTCTGACTTTACGACCAAAGCTTGTTGCTAGATTCATCCCGGACGAAGCAGAAATAATCGATTTTTTTGGAAATCGTCCAAGATAATAAGCGGGGAATCTTACTGAAGAGTAAGAACTTTTTGCTGATCCTGGAGGCATAAAGACCATCAGTCGCCTTAATCGACCTTCGATTACATCATCCAGCGCATCACATAAGACACGATGATGAAGAGCTGGAGGTTCGTCGGGTACAATAAATTTGGAGAATTCAGTTAGTGATTTTCTTGCTTTGCGTCTATTTTGTAATTCTTGGGCTAAATCCTTAACCTTCAAGGTAATGCTCTACTTCACGAGGTTCTTCGCCATTAAAGCTCACGAATATTGTCGGCGGAATTGAGTTGCCTTCATT